TTCGACATTTGCGAGGCTCACTACGTTTTCGCCATGCTTTGGCATGACGGAATGTGGGGGGAGATCTATGGGAAGTTCGGGCAGCTGGAGCGGATTAAGTTTCGCCCCAGCACTTGCCTGAATGAACCTAAGGACCTGGGGGAGAACGCCCGCGAGATTTACCGCCAATTAGTGGTAAAGCATTGCGGCATCAAATCAACCGCTCCAAAATCATGAAATTTGAATCTGAAGAGTACATGCTGCCCGCTCATTGGGCGAGCTATCTTATCAACGGAGACGCCACATCATTCAGTTTGAATGATGATGGCGGAGACGCTGAGATAGCGGTGATTGACCAGATCATCGAAAACATCGACGCCGGAAGTCCGGTGTCCTGTTCTGATGAATCGGTTTTCATGACATATCACGATGCCAGACCTTACGGGGTTCTGGCCGGTGATTGCCTGATGTTCACCTTTTTACGCTCCAAGAACTGAGGCCCTTACGGGCCTTTTTTTTTATGCGCTGAGCCGGATCAGGCAATTCTCAGCGCGACAGTCTTCCAGCTTGGCTCGAACCCAGTTAAGGCGACCAGCGACCCTACGGCCATCATTGGTGTCCTTATAGACGTGAAGCGCCTCTAGCAGGAGCGCCCATTCATCAGGGCAGAAGTGAATGGTCTTAGTCGGTTCAGCCATGAATGGGTTCGTTGCCTTTGGTGGATTGTTCCTGTAAGATTTTAACCAGTGGAGTCAAGCCCCGCTTGCTCCGCTCCAATCCCATCATCCTATGAAACGTTCCAATGAGCAGAAGGCGGCTCATCAAGAGCACGCCAAGCAGCTTCTAGACATGGGCCTCAGAAAGGCTGATGTCGCTGCCACGCTCCAACGTAAATACGGTCTCGCCCGTGCCACCGCCTATCGGGACATTGACGAGGCTGATATATCGCGTTGCAGCGAAGATCCCGACCTACAGGCCGATCCAACACCAGAAATCACTCTGGAGGATCGTGAACCCCTGATGCGGATGACAAAGCAGCTCCTGATCGACGCCTACGAAAAGGGCAACGTTCAGGACTATGCCCGTCTTGTCCGTGAATACGAAAGGCTTGCCCGTATGGGTGGCCTGTCTCAAAAGTTCTGAGACGTTTGTCTCACACCGTTCCAATCATCATCAAACCAATGACACTTGACTACTACAACTGGCTTCAAGAGCAACCCGAGCGCCAGAAGCTTGAAAAGCAACGCGATGGGTTGCGTCAGCAGTTCCAAGAGCATGACCGCAACGCTCTTGCAGCATTGCGTAAGTCCTTTGCTTATTACGCTTCAGCCGAGCGTGTAGAAGAGGCTTTGCACGAGTGGCAATGCACTTCTGAGACCGACGACGACTCTATGCAGAAAATCTACGGCATCCACCCGGAACTATTTGTTGACGGTCAAATGGATGTTGTCATCAAGCTACGGCAGCTGGCGTTCCAAGAATCAGAACATGCTGCCAACGTCAACAAAGCTGCGCGTGCAGCCCAAGAAGCCTTCGACAAAGTGATCAACGAGATCGGCAAGCAGTACGACGCTTTCAAACCCAAGTGGGAAGCGCTCCAAAACAACGCAGACCAAACCGAAACCAAGGAGGAATCCAAGTGACCATCCGCTACGACGACATCGACGATCTTCTGCCGTCCGAGTACAAAGATCCCTGGCCGCCTCTCTCTGATGAAGAGATCGAAGAACGAGAACGTCAAGCGGAATGGGAGGACTACCTAGCTTCCATTCCTGACGCTGCTGAACGTAACCCCAACCTCAAATGATTTCACGTCAAAACTGCGACCGCTCCATCAATCAACTGCTCTGCCTCATCCTTGGCAGCCAGAAGTCCAGAGCGTCAAACCACCTGGGGTATAACCCCGCAGAGCGCATTGAGTTCTGCTTCAAGCTTGTTCAGAAGGAAATGGAACAGGTTGTCCGTACTGCCGATCCAGAAGCCTTGCAGAAGGGCCTCAGCGACGGTCAACGTCAGCTCTCCAGTCTCCAATCCCTTAAAACCCTTAACCAACTCATCAATGAGGTCGAATGGTGATGCCGTACCACTACAAACCAGTTCAAGAATACGAGTGCAAGAAAATTCAACGCGCACTTGACATTCTTAAAGGCGTTATCAATCGTGAGAACAAGCGCCATCAAATGGATGAGCACTTGACTCACTCAATGCGGTCTCTTCTGGAAGATGAAGTCATCCCCCAGCTTGAGAACGAGTTGAACTTTGACCCAACGCCTCAATACTGATGAGCACCAAACTCAATGGCAACTGCTCTTCGCCAGCTGGTTCCCGCGTTCCAACAAACCTTTTGCCAATGGCAATTCGTTATGAAGCGGCTAGAGCAGGTGTCTTTGAGCGACAAGGTAACTTCGTCCGCGCTAATGACTGCCTGCGCTTGAAACGGCACTACGAACGTAGAGCCATGGAAGAGTGCGTTTTACCTGAACCCCAAAACACCAATGTCTGACTCCACGCCTAATTCACCCAGTGAATTCTTTGCCAACCTGCCACCTGAAAAACGACTTTTAAGCAGCTTAGAAACTGATGTCCGATATATAAAGCAATTTCAAGAGCACATCGCTGACGCAAAAAACGATGAAATTTTTGAGATAAAAATTGGTGAACTTAGGTCAATGCTAACCAGCTGGCTTGCAGTTAATGAAGCACTAGACGACTGTTTTCGAGGAATTATAAAGATCAGACGATTCTTTAACCGCTTTGATCGCTAAACCCACGGCCAGCCTAGTTCCACGTCTCCGCGCCAAATATCCTCATCGATAGGGCGCTGCATTGCATAAACCCGAAACAGGCGTTTCAGCTCTTCAGTTGAGACGCCTATTTCTTTTGCCTTCACTGCAACATTGCATTGGCCGCGATATATAAGCTCTAACGCTTCCTCCACTACATAACCTCGCCGCTCAACAACATCTCCTTATATATATTGTTCCGCTCGGTCCATCGAGCTTCACAGCCTCTCATCTCAAGTTCACTCAGCATCCGCAGCTGGACATTACCGTTTGGCTTCGCAATAACTACCGCCCCAGCACTCACACGGATCCCAGCTCGTTCTCGTAAGGCAAGGCTATAAGCACCCAGCTGGTCCTGATGATCTTTCAGCCATGCCTCTGGCTTATCGGTCTCACGGCTTGTCGTCTTGAAATCACAGATTGTCAAACCCAATGGCGTATCGATCAGAGCATCAGCCGTCCCAGCAAAACCTTCATCACTGCTGACGCTGAACTCGCTGGCATGAATGGCCGTTACGCTTCCGCTCACCAACCAGTCGGATAAACCTCTGGCGTACTCACGGGCTGGCCATGGAACCTTGGGCGAGCCTTCCTCCGCTTTCTTGAGTGCCCAGTTGGTA